CTACCATAACCATCTATCCTCTATATATTCCCAAGCATATGCTCCACCAATACTCAATATGGCCCATATTATAAGAAAGGGAATAGGATTATCAATAAACCACTGTATCATTCTCTTGGTACTCCAAGCTTATTTAATGACCAATCATATCCACACTTGGAACAATGACGAGATAGCCATTGCTTCTGAGAAAAATTAGATAACATCCAACCACCATTATGTTGATAATGATCAATATTACTATTCAATAGTGCTCCATCCCATTTACATTTATTGATAGTACATAGTTTAAGATAATCTAATTCATTTAAACATTTTTCATCCATACTCATTTCACTGCCCTCAACAAGATAGTAAACCCGTTAATGCGTCCGGTAGCCTTTTGAGCCTTAGCCTTGATATCACTCATCAGGTGCTTAAGCACAACCTTTCCACCATCTAGTACTCTAGGCAATATTACTTCTGGCTTGCGAATCTTCTTCACTTCTGAAAATTCTTCTGAAAATCCCTGTAGAGTAGTTCCTTTAATAGATATCCCACCCAACTTGGTACTATTGTAAACTGACAACTTACGGTCTTTGGTATTATACAACCAAACCTGATAAGCACCAATCATAGCCTCTGGGTTGATAGATAGAATCTTCAATTCAGGATATTCTCGCTGATACTTAATTTTTGCCAATTGTGACGATGCTGACCGTTCCTTTTTGGCCCTTGGCTTTCTAACAGTTTTCTTATTAGACGCCCATCGTTCACAATCATCAACAATCCGTTTTACAAACAACTGACGTTCAAGTAGTGTATTTCCCTTAAGATGAGAATATCCTTCAACAAGCATATCATCCATCTTATTATATGCTTGAAAAAGTTCATCATATTGACGAAGAAACCACTTCTTAATATGACCGGCTGCAATGGCAGATATTTGTTTATCAGAAAGATATTTGTATGTCTCGAAATCAAAATGATGGTCATCAAGCTGACCTTCAATCTCGGCAATATACTTACCGGCCTGCTTTGCAATATAATCTTGCACCGATGGCTTATTTGTCTGTGTTGATTGATTAATTAATGAAGTTCCTTGTGCCAGCCCCTCTATAATCTTATTTTCAAACCGGATAACAGAATCCAAGGGCAAAGAACATCCATGAGTCATCAGACGAGCCTGTGTACAGGTAACCATAGAGAAAACAGTCTGTTCTGCTCTCTTGGCCTTATTGATATCTTCTTTGGAGTAATGATTGTGTTCCATATACTCAACCAGCCATTTCAACCCATCTTCAAATGAGTATTTTTGACCAAAGTAAGCATATGCTTCTGATAGACGAGTATCTGGAATTGGATATGACTCTTTACGGTCATATGATTTGTAGGAACCAATAACCGGGTCGGCAAAATTTACCTTTTCCGGCTCGATATATTTTTCTGCTGCTTTTGCCATGTTTAAATTATGACAGATTTATTTAATTAAGTCAATGGTTCAAAAATAGCCTGTATATTCGCAGGAATTAACCTGCCTTATATTCAAAGAATTTCTTATCTTGTGGTGTCTGGACCGGAGGCTTTAATGATATATTTTCCATAGACTTCAATAAAGCAGTCCATTCTACTACTCGCTTTGACCATGTATAAAATGTATCGGCATACAACTTTTGAAGTTTCAATCTAGCTGCCATGGCAGCATATCCGTCAATCGAGGCATCAAGAGCAGAATAGAAATGATTGGCATGTTGGCCGGGCATTTCTTGAAATTGATACATATTGGCAAAATTAGCTGCTGTCTCTGATAAGGCTCCAAGATTAGGAATTACGGCTAACATTCCGGCTGACATGGCTTCCATAAGTACCCGACAAGAAGTCTCATGCCATACAGAAGGATATGCCAAAATATGATAAAATTTAAGATTATGTCTCAAACTATCATTATGCAATGGTGCTTGATAATGAATCTTTGGATTAGAATTCATTTGATCAATTAATGGTTGAAATTGTTTATCCCGTTCAAGTTGATGATATAGCCCAAATGAAGAATGAACATATAGCTCCAAATTAGGCCACTTTTCACAAAGTTTATTAAATACCGGCAATAGAATATGAAGACCTCTTTGTGGAGTGCTCCAATAGGCTAAATTTATTTTATTAACTTGTTTCTCATGTGCTTCAATAGGTTCAATAGCATTAAGCAGAACATTACAATGAGAATAAGGAATCTTATACATCTGAATAAAGAAATTCATCTGATAATTGGAGACGAATACTATTTTATGAAATTTCTGCCAGCCGCCATCCTTTAGATGGTCATACATTGGGTCACCCGGGAAATCATGAACCCAAAGAATTTTTATTTTATTTTTATTTAAAGGAACTGAAATACGAGATGGAAATATTTGAAACTTTTCTAATAAATTTCGTGGAAGTTTGTCATAAAGACCTCTCATCATTAACTCGGTTCCACCCATCGCCAACATATTCAATCCATTTAGTTCTAGTAAATCTTCATTCATGTTAAATTCTACCTCTAATAAAAAATCGTGGCTGTGTTTTTGCCCGTTTATTGATTATTCCGTTATTCCACCATAACATTCCTTTTCTTTGGAATTTAAAAATTTCTATTGTTTCTAACTTATGTTTATTACCAATTAATTTTTTTCGTATTTTATCTTTTGTTATACTATCTCTTTCAATTCCTCTATTCCATGCTGGTAATCCTTTATTCCAAGGAATTCTTCCTTTTGTAATCACCTTTAATTTCTGTATAGTTTCTTCTGAATGTCGTTTTCCTGTATGAGCAATTCTTAATTTTTCTCTTGTTTCGAATGTTCTAAAAGATGACCCACCAGCACCACCTAGATGAATATTATATTTTGGATTTAATAAGTTGATATAATATATTTCCTTTTGATTTAAATCATCGATGGAGAAAATATCATTATCAAAATCAACTATTACAAAATTATCTTTACCATATTTTCTCATTGCAGAATATAAATGAGAATTATATTTTTCATAGGTACTTCTAAATTTGTGAGATTTAAATCTTTCTTTTATTAATCCAACGGTCTTACCAACATAAAAATCTCCAGTTATAGAATTAATTATCAAATAAATTAACATTATCTTTCATCGACGGAAGGCTCCACTAAAACTATTCCAGAAAAACTAATTGCTTCTTTTGGTGAACGAACATCGGCTGAATTAATTCTTCCATACTCAGCTTCTTTAAAATCAGAAGCAATAATGGCATCAACAAATACATCTTTGAAAGGAAGTAGTACACCACCAAATGATACTGATACAATTTTTCCAGAAACACTATCTCTTTCAATGAGAATGTATTTATTTTTTGGTTTGGTAAAAAGCGATTCTTTCATTAATAATCTTCCTTATCACGCGGATTAAATGGAATTTGTGTTCCATAACTTGCTTCTACATCTGGTCCTTCTGTGTTTACTATTTGATATTTTTTAATAACGCCAATCTCGATTATATTGATAACCTTAAGAGAACGCCAATCATTATCCCCTAGCGACCATACTGCTATTACTTCTGAATTTTCTTTTCTATCCGGCTGCTTTCTTATATAATTAGCCGTATATTCTGGTTGAAGAGTACAATCCATAACTTTTTGAGTTCCATCAACCTTAATATAGGTTACCCTTAAGATATTTCTTTCAAGATTTTCCTTGAGGTAATTCTTAGCAAAATGCAGATGCTCATCAATCTGTGTTTGAAGTTCCTGTTCCATATATTGCTCCTGTCACTCTTAGATCAACTAATTTTTTATCTACCAATTCTTTTATTTCCCATAAAAGCCATACATTACCCCAATGGTCATTTGGGTTCATCATTCGTATCTTTCGACACTTATACATTATCTCACGAGCTATATCTGAATAAGTTGCATTCTCTGGGCCATTATAATATAAAGCACCCATTATACTCTTTCTTCCTTTGGTTCATATTTCTCTGCCCAATTAGGATTACCTGAACACTGGCCCCATGCATAACATGAGCACTTAAATGTTTTTGTATAAGGATATGTTACATTCCATATTCTCAAACAATGCAAATGGTCATCAATACCACATTTAGGACAACATCCTGATATTACCATTATTTAATCCTAGAAGATACCCCTAACTTTTCTCGTTCTGCCTTTTCAATCTCATTCAATCTCTGTCCATAATTTCTACTATAACAATGCTTATGCATTAACCTATTAGTTTTATTATCTCTGGCCTCAACTGTTCCAGGAAAAATATAGGCTTGGTCTCTCTTAAGTGGCATACCACAATGCTCGCAAGACATATAAATCTTTTCAACTGCTTCGGCAAACCCTCTATAAGTAATAAGTGGGGTTTTAACAAAATCACCATTTGTTGTAACTGTATTTGTTCCTGAGATTTCTAATTCCATATTATTCCTTAATTTTCAGCCGGTTGCTAGCGATCCATTTTATCAATTTAATTTCTTCTGGAGTAGGAGTAAAACACCCTAAACAAATACCAAATCCATCAGGAAAATCTTGATAAAGGTCATCAAGATCAACTTGTGGTGTAGGCTTAGATGCTTCATCATAATGCTCCCAACAATAATCAACTCCCCTAAAAGTTATCTTAGAATCTTTTGTACATTGAATACAAGCCATATTTCCTCTTTAAAATTGCCGCTACCGTTAGCCAGCAGAACACAGACTAACGGTAGGGCAGGTAGGTGAACTATATTTCTATAGTATATATTACCCTATTTTGTTAGATTTGTCAATCGTTCTGTTGATGTTTTTATTACAGAAATAGCTGTTTTAATCCCATCCTTTAATTTACGATTAGCCTCAACTAATTCAGTATTTCTGGTTTGAAGGTCTGTGATATGCTGTTCTTTAGTATATCCCTTAAATTCTGGTAGTGGTTTCCTAATCAATTCATCATGCCACGGTAAGCCATAAAAATAACATTTCTCATTTATTAAACGAACCCCACAACCACAAACCGGAAGTGACTTTGGAACTATAAATTCAATATCATATTCTTTAACAATATTTTTTAATAAGTCTGACAACTCTCGATAAGTAGGAGCATTACAAACTTTTGGTGCTTTATTTCCTTGAGTATGTTGAGTAGTTCTAACCCAAGATTCAAGTCGCGACTGTTCCATTAAATAAATATATTTCTTTACTGTTTCAAGAATTGTCATAATGTTTCCACAATATCCTTTTGTAATAGTTTAAGTTCAATCCAATCAGATTCACATTTGTTTATTGTAACTTTTACTTTACCACACATTCTATCAGTTACTTCTGCCTTGGCACCAGAATTTTTCATTGTAAACTTAGTTCCAACTAGAATATACTTTGTATCAAGGTCAGAGCTAGGGGTTTGACCATCTGATTTTTCATCTTCATCAGCTTTAGGTACTGCGATACCTGTAAAATTATAACCAATAGCAGCCGCTCCAGCCGAAACTTGTGGAAACCATCCCATTGCTACATTAATCTGGCCTGCAAATTCCATATACCATACATTATAAGAAAGTATAGGCCAATGTGGAGGATTCCAAAATGTAAGTACATCTAATCCACCTAAAAATCCACTTTTTTTAACACAATCATTAAACCTATCGGCCCTTTCAATCCATGATTCTTTATCGTCTTGTGATAAAGTATCAAAACTATCAACCCTTTGCTGCTGGTTTGTCCAATACAAAGCATGTAGATAATTTCCAGAAATTAAATGTACCTGACTCATAATTTTAATTTTACCTCAATTGCCATTTTCGTCATTTAATTACGTCACTAACTTGTAAGCTTGTTCTGGCTTTACATCATTCCACCAAGCCTGTTCAACTGCATTTTTTTCTAAAGTACCTACTGCATCTTTAATCAAACCGGCAAAAACATCTTTCTCAATTGCCATCTTAAATTCGAATTTAAGTGCCTTATGACATTTCAAAAAGGACTTTTTATGTCCAGCAATAGGAAATGAAGCAATTGCTGTTATCTGATTACCAATATCAGGTTCTCTAAATTCAACAACCTGATATCCATGATTACGAATATCAAGGGCGACTATTTTTAATCCTGTCTCATCTTTAATATGACATACAGCCAGATATAGATTTTGAACTACATCATTTGATATTTGCTTTAATGCAAGAGAATAACCTAATGCCAAAGCGACGTGATTCGACTGAACCAACTGATATTCCGGTTCAAGGTCCGAACGAACGAAAATGAAGGTATAGAATTTACTCGCAGAATCACATAGCTCTTTGACAATTGAATTTCTCAATTCTTCAAAAAGTTTCTCTTCCTCTGGAGATTCAAGACACGCAAGCAATGGAGATGAAGAACGCTTGGTTGCCCCCCATGAAGCCTGAATAACCCCAAGATACTTGTGCATCCCGTTATTTAATTTATTTTTATTTGTGACAGGTGTATAGGCTCTTTGAATAAAATAAAGAGCAATTTCATGCTTATCTTCATGCTTTGCAGCCATGGCACGAAGTAAACAATACTGAAATGTTTCGGAATTTGTTGCGTTTTTGTTGGAAGATAAAAACTTCCATACAGATGTGAAATCTTTCATGAACTCTCTCCTAATCGGTTAATCATACATTAATTGATGAAATAAGTCAATAGCCAATAGGGAAAGATTGGTGGGGATTTGTTTTGAGCCTAGTGATGCATTGTTTTAAACTTCGTCATTATCTTGATATCCGATATTTTCTTCTTGTGTTGTAATTAAATCTACAGGCATTACAACAACCGTAAATGATATGGGTGCCTCGACAACATTAACAGCTAATGTCAAAACTGGTATACAATTTGAACCTGCTGCATTAGCAACCGAAACATCAATAGTATAAGCCGACCCTGCAAAATTACTATAATTAAGAGCTACCTGTAATACTCCATTAGCTATACTAACTGCATTTGCCTGTGTATTACTTGAAAAAAGATTTCCAGAAAGATTGGTGATTAAACCGTTTCTTATTCGATTTCTTAATCCTTGTAATTGGAGTAATGGTTCATTTGTAAAATCTGCCATACTATTATTTAGGAAGATTGTGCCCTAGAGGGGATTTGAACCCCTGTCTCACGAGTTTAGAATTCGCTGCTCGGCCAAGCTGAGCTACTAGAGCATAACCTTCAACTAATAGTATTTATCTATGGCCGTGTCCACCACCATGACCACCACCGCCATGTCCGCCAGAATGTCCGCCACCACCGCCCGAATAATGCCCGCTATTATGAGCATATCCGCCATAATGACCACCGCCATGTCCGCCATAATGTCCGCCATAATATCCATTACCATAACCACCCCAATACCCACCACGATACCAATATGGATATATCTGGACTCCATATGGAACTCCTGTGCAATATGAGTAATAATTTCCCCACTGGTCAGGACAATATCCTGGATATGCAGTTACAATTGGTACAGGAACGTTAATTCCTACGCTAACTTGTGCATGGGCGTAAGAAGGTGCGGTACAACTAATAAATGCTATCGACGTTGCAATAAGTAATGTTTTAATTTTGTTCATATTATTCTCCTAAAATAAAGGGGGTAACAAGATACCCCTTTATTCCTAGTCCCTACGCTCAATCTTTTCTTTACGTTCTTCCTTATACATTCCTCGTTGCTGTCGCCCATCCCTATCCATATAGTACCTACCATTATCATCAAACTGATAAGATGGAACAAATTGTACAATTGCTGGCGCTCTATCTTGAACTACTATAGGCGGCGAAACAGGAACGCTTGTAGTTGTAGTTTCCTTTGAAGACGATTCATTATAATCCGAATCAGCAAATGCTGGATTACTCATTAAGAAGCCTGCCAATACCACAGACGCGATAGCCATTGTTTTTAGTGTGTTCATATTCTTTACCTCTATTGTCAGTATGATCCTTTAACAGAGATATAGCAATAGCCTAACATTGTTTTATGTTCTGCTAGGCACTCTTAATGACGGTGGTGACCTCCATCATGATCTCCACCACGAAATTCATGACGATCTGGTCCACCATAATATCCTGGACCTACTACAATTGGTGCTCCAACAATAATTGGGTCTGGTGCTACATCAATAGTAGCAGGTTCAACTGCTACATCAGGTGTATAAACAGCACAACTTGAGAGTAATAGGACCGGCAAACCGATTAACAATAATTTATTTAGTTTCATTTTCTTTACCTCTATCAAATATTATACACTATTTATATGTAGTAGTCAACATGTTAAATGATTTGTTATAACAAATGATTTGTTATAAGGAGAACAATGTTCCGGAGAACAAACTAGACCTTCTTCTGGAAAATATGCATGTCTAAAATCATATGTTGCAGCACGATAAATCGATACATAATCATTACTTAGATGATCTGGAGTAAGATCAAATATTGTTTCATAACCATATTCTTTATCAGACTGAATAACCCTCTTCATTTGTTCATACCATTGATCAATTGTCATTTCATATTTAATAGTCCACTCTTCCCAATAAACAGGTGAGAGACAATGTGTTGGTCCTACTATAAATCGATACATTAATTATTCTCCGGTCTAATTAATGATTCTACTACTGGAATAAAATCTACATAATATTCTTTATTCTGTTCAAATTGTTGCCATGCTGATTCATTAACTGTAGTTAATTGAATGGTTCCTGATGGAGTCCATTTCCAAAATTTTCCATTATCACTTAATGGATCAGGACTATACACGGCATCCAAATGAATTGTCTTTAACTCATCATCAGCTTTATCAGTATCAATCCACCGACATACAAACTTAGCTCTTACTGCCATATTCATTTTCTCCTATTACTAAATGATTTCTTCCTATAGTTACCTTTACCCAATCGTTATAAGAATCAACCCGTCTAAGTGCATGTCTGCTAATAATCTCATATAATTCCCAATAGTTACATTCACCACGAGATACACAAAGTCGTAAAATCTCTCTAGAGAAGTTTTCTTTACCATCTTGTTCGATTGCTTTTTGAAGTCGTGGGCCGGAACCATAATAATCTTTCCATCCAGAATATTTTCTTATCTTTTTACGCTTGCCTTTAATCTGTTTATAACCGGCCATTGTAAAAAGTTTTTTACCAATATACCACATGCCATTTCTTTTATTAGTAATGCAATATATAAACCCAAAAAAATTATCAGAGTCATCCACAAAGGGTTGGTTATTATAGGTCCAAGAATGTTCCACATAATATATATGAGTTTTAGTCGTCGTTTTCATCTGGCATTTCAGCCATTTCTGGGTCTACTAATTCTGTTGAACAAAATGGACAAAACAGAACCTTTTCTTGAATATCATCAGCAGCTATGGCCACAGTGAATGTCTGGTCGCAGAAATAACAACTAATCATTTAAAATCTCCTTCTAACTCTTCCCATAGGTCTTCTAACTTTTCATACAGTTCATCATTAGTTGGTCTGGGTGAACTAACTATTTTTTTAATTTCTTTTAATCGATCAACTAGTTCGTAATATGTCAGCATTATATAGCTCCTATTTAATTATCAGACAAGGTGTCTTTTTCTTTCTCACCTGTGAATTATAAGTCAATGTTGTATTATGTGCTATAAGCCATAATCTTTTATCTTTTGTTTTCAATAAGATAGGCATCTGGACATGGCCCTTTTCAAATTTATCTAGAACATGCTTTTGCTTTTCTTTATCAAGATGAGGAAATGATCCTGGGTCATGGGTATGATTATCTATCTTATGACATTTAGACGGTTTTATCTTCTTAATCTTACCATCTTTAATAGCCTTGGCATAAGTATCAACATGTTTCAATTTTTCCAACCCATCTTTAATATCATGGGGAAGAGTCTCAGCCTTGGGATGCTTCATCAACATATTCAACTGCATGGCAATTTCGTCATGCTGTTTACTAGTTGGGTAATCCCATTTTACTTTTTTCTTAATTTCCTTTAAGGTCTTCATTTGGTCCTAAGTATATCTCTACTACTAAACTTGCGTTCTCATAAAATGCTTCTGAATCAATTATAAGATTGTATTGTGGCATCCATCCAAAATTGAATACATCAAAGAATCTTTCAAAAAGAATTTTTGACATCATCAATCCTAGTTCTAACTCGCTACTTGGTTGTTTTTGCTCCATCTAATACCTTTATAAATTCCTTTGGTAGATTAACATTATCTAGGCATTTTTTAAACATAGGAGCAATATCTTCTGGTTTGTAACCTGCCAGGCCACACCCAATCGCCGTCACTTTAAATATATATTCTTTATGTAATTTAGCAAATCGTAGAAAACCAGCTACATATTTCTGAATTTCCTTAAGTGGAAGTACCTTTAAATATTCGTCTTTGGTAGGTATAGCATAGCTAGAACCCTGTAAACCTACTCCAGAACCAAGCTTAGCTCCATGATTATTATAGGCATATAGAGCAGCCCCTTTACCATGTCGGCCAGCTAGATTAGACCCAAATACAAAGATTTCATTATGTATCTTCATTTAATTATTACTAAAATGTACTGGTGTTTCATAATTACATTCAAAACAATGAATATAAAATCTTATACCAGATGGTTCCCATTCAAGAAATATAACTGGTGGCTTATCAGTTCCACAATCACATTTGACTTGAAACTTATCAATATTATAGGGTGCGTGCCATCCCATAAAACGAGTTCTAATTTCCATCATTTTTTCTAATCAAATCTTTTAACCACATAGCATCAGCAAGGGTATAATGGGGGCTAATCTCATGAGAAATATCAATGTGTTCTAATTCTTTTCCTGTTAGTGGTCTCCCATATAAATTTGTATAAATTCCAATAGTAACTATTTTCATAGATTCTGCTATCGCATTACTTTCCCATCTACTCATATCTCACACACTCCTGTTTTACATGTATCAGTTGATCCAACGCCTTCAATAGCCTTATCCCCTAGTTTTTTATATTCTTCAATAGCCTCCTTAAGTGTAAATGGTGTCAATGGTGGTTCCTCAAATTTTTCTGTTTCTGGATTATAATAACCACGACTATTTTCTCTATAAAATGTAGTACCCTTTAAGAATGGAAGATATTCAAGCCATGCCTTGGCCATATCTTCAACTGGATAATCCTCTGGTATATTGATAGTCTTTGATACAGCATTATCAATGTGTCGTTGGACAATCTTCTGTACTTCTAGATGATCTCTTACAGAAAGGTCATGAGATGATACAAATACTGATGTATCCATTCCTTCCTTCATAAATTTAACAAATAAAGGATGAAATACAATTTCTGTACTACGTTTCTCCCCTTTCCAATATTTACGTTCATAGGCAGGAGCAAACATCGGTTCTATACCAGAAGAACAATTATCAGATAGAATAGAGACCGTTCCAGTCGGTGCAATGGTTAGAATAGCGCAATTGCGTATTCCATGTTCTGCTACCAAAGCACGAATCTTTGCAGTCATACGCTTCATGAATCCTGATTCAAGATGCTTTTCTGCATTAAACAACGGGAACGGTCCTTTTTCTATTGCCAACATTACAGATGATTCATAAGCAATCTTTGAAATAAATCTATGTAACTTATCAATGAATTTATTAGCTTCTTCCGAACCATATTTAAGTCCTAGAAGGGCCAACATATCAGCCTCTCCAGTACCTCCAAGACCAATACGACGAAGCTTACTTGATTTCTCTTTCATTTCCTTAAGAGGATAATGATTAACTGTAAGAACATTATCAAGAAAACGAACTGCTGTTCTTATTGTATTGGCAAGTTCAGACCATTGAACTTCATTATCTTTTACAAAACGAAATAATACCAAATGACCCAAGCAGCAACAATCATGAGATGAAAGGGCAATTTCTCCACATGGATTTGTGGTTACAAGGTCTTCAATATAATGGATATTACTTTCTGATAGAACTAATTCCCAATTAAGAAAGCCGGGTTCAGCATTCTTATGGGCATTAGTATATATCTTTTCCCATATCTTTCTTGCTGATACTTTCTTTTTAAATTGTCCTTTCCATGATAACTCTATTTCTTCATCTTTTTTGATAGCTTTAATAAAACCAGATACATCACGACAACGTACAGATGCATTAGCATGGGTAAGTTTTTTTTGATCTAACTTGGCATCAAGGAACTCTTCAAGTGAAGGATGTTCCATATCAAGTGAGAACATAAGTGCCACACGGCGACCACCACCAGATTTAACAGGCTCGGCACAATTATCTATCATGGTCATAGCCATAACAGGACCAGGACATTTACCATTATGAGAACCATTAGGACCAATATCAGAAAAATCAATACCACATCCACCACCTGTCATAGATGTAATAATCATTTCTCTTGCGATGTTACCCCAACCTTCCTTAGTATCCAAATCATGATCTAGAACAAAACAATTAAGTAATTGCGGGTCATTTCTTCCAGACTGATACCAGATGCGACCACCTGGAACAAACATATTTTTGACTAGTATATCATTAAACTTTGACTCATATTGTTTCATCTTATCAGGAGTTTCAGCAAGAGCCATTTGTCTTGCTACTCTCTCACATGCCTCTTTCCAATTCTCTTCTGGTGTTATTGCGTAACGTTCTTTAAAAATAACCTCGCTAAACCCTTGTGGAGTATAAGTACTATCCATGTTTCTCCTTTATAAATTTTATCAAATATATAATAGCCATCTTTAAAATAGCTATGTTTTCGTGTGAATGCCCTATCATAAAATTACAATTATTACATAATAAAGCTCTCACTATTTTTGTTTTGTGGTTATGGTCAACATATAACGTTTTCTGAAATTTATTACATATCCAACATTTTCCTTTCTGCTTTTTATATAGCTTATTATAATCATCTAAAGAAACGTTATATCTCCCTCTATAATACATATCCCTAAGTTTTTCTTTATTTTTATTTCCCCATCTTTTCTTTGATGCTGCGGCCCGTTCTCGATTACCTTCTTTAGATAACCATCTATTTTGTCTAACTTGTTTACAATGAAAACATTTTCTATCTTTAATATTTCGTTTGGTAGTGTTGCATGTAGTGCATACCTTACCATAAAAATTGGTTTTTTTCATTTTCTTCCATTCTAGCCTATCCTTATCTTTGTAGTCTCTCTAAGAGAGTCTAATGTTTTACCACCAGAATAACTTATAGACGACTGTAAATTTTCTTTCAAGCTTTTTGTTAGTTTATTTATTGAACCTTTGTATTCTACTAATATCTTCTTTCCTTCTATATTTATTTTTTCTTTCTTGTTATACTCTGATGCATTCCCATAATATTCCTTATACTGCTTTTCATTAATTTCTATGATATCACCAGCCGATTCATCATAACCAGAAAATAAAACCCCACAAGTAACCATGCTGGCTCCACAAGCAATCGCCTTGGCAATATCTCCAGAATGTTTTATTCCGCCATCAGCAATAATAGGTAATGTTGTAAGTTGACAACAATCTTCTATTGTAGAAACCATTGGTCTATAAAATCCAGTGGTAATTTTTGTAGTACATACATGACCACCAGCTATACCTACTCTTATTGCATCAGCAACATGCCAAAGAGTTATTTCGCGGGCGGCATCTCCAGATGCTATTGTTCCTACTATCAAAAACGTTGTAGGAAATTTTTCCTTAACCAAATTTGCCATTCTTTTTGCATTATCACTATATGCATTGGCAACATCTATTGTAATATAATCTGGAATCAATCCAAAATAAACCATCCGTTCTATATCTTTACGACTCTCTTCTTTTATACCAATACTTATTGATGTAAAAAGTCCTTCGTTTTTCATTTCATTAATAAAAAAAGTATTATCAACACCAAATCGATGCATGGTATAAAACCAACCAAGCTTTGCAAAATACTTACAGGTATCAATATTAACTACACTTTTCATATTACTAGGAAAGACCGGCATATCAAATGTATATCTTCCTAATTTAATACTAGTATCACATTCTTTTCTGGAGTTTACAATACATTTCTGCGGAAGCAAACTGATATCATCATAGTCAAGTTCATAGCTAGAAGAAGTATCAATACGTTTATGCGATGATATATCTATTCCATAATTAAAGCGTCTATCCATTTTTCTTACTCAACATAGCATAGGTTGTAGTTGGAATCTTGGTGTCGGCCCATACTACTGT